ATCATTGCATGGAACAAGGGATCTATGGAATTGGAAAACAAATCCAAGATCATTGCTGCATCAACCTCCGCATCTGCTGTTCGAGGTATGTCATTCAACATCATATTCTTGGACGAATTTGCTTTCATTCCCAACCATATTGCAGATGATTTCTTTAGTAGTGTATATCCTACTATTAGTTCTGGTAAGTCTACTAAGGTAATTATTGTTTCTACCCCTCGTGGTATGAATCATTTTTACCGACTATGGCATGATGCAGAACTGAATAGAAACGAATACATAACCACAGACGTTCACTGGTCAGAAGTGCCAGGCAGAGATGAGGCTTGGCGAGAACAGACTATCAAGAACACATCAGAAGCACAGTTTCGTGTTGAGTTTGAGTGTGAGTTCTTAGGATCTGTTGATACTCTGATTGCACCGTCTAAATTAAAGACTATGGTTTATGATGAACCAATCAATCGTGGAAAGAGGGGCGGAGAGATATATGAAAACCCAATAGACAAACATAATTACTCGATTACTGTTGACGTTGCAAGAGGTGTAGAGAAAGACTACTCTGCCTTCATTGTCTTTGATACCACAGAGTTTCCATATAAGATTGTAGCTAAGTATAGGAACAATACAATAAAACCAATGTTGTTTCCAAATGTCATTTTGGATTTTGCTAAGGCATATAACAATGCGTATATCTTATGTGAAGTAAATGATATAGGAGATCAGATAGCGTCTATACTATTTTACGATATGGAATATGAGAACGTTTTGATGACTGCTGTAAGAGGTAGAGCTGGACAAGTATTAGGACAAGGATTTTCTGGTAGTAAGGTGCAACTAGGAGTGAAGATGTCTAAGACTGTGAAGAAAATAGGTGCTTTGAACCTCAAGACTCTTATAGAAACAGATAAATTGATAATCAAAGATTATAATATCATTGCAGAACTCACAACCTTTATCGAAAAGAACAACTCATTTGAGGCTGAGGAGGGATGTAATGATGATCTTGCCATGTGTTTAGTAATATTCTCATGGTTAGTCATGCAAGATTATTTCAAAGAGATGACAGATGATGATATAAGAAAAAGAGTCTATGACGATCAAAGAGATCAGATAGAAGCAGACATGGCTCCATTCGGATTCATACAAGATGGTGTATCTGAAGAAACATCTTTTGTAGACAACGATGGAGATAGATGGCATGTAGATGAGTATGGTGACAGATCATTCATGTGGGATTATCTCTGATGGATTTAGATGAACCAGTTCTGTTTTTACATGAGAGAAAATGTAGGGTATGTGGCAAAACCTACTCACTGACAGAGGGATTTTATCTTACTAGAAAAAGCAGAGGCGAGAAACCATCTTCATATTCATATGAGTGCAAAGCTTGTACTATTGATAGAGTAAAAAATAAAAGGAAGAGAGATAAATTAGACGTATATCCTGATTGGTAGGGGGTTCATGTATCGTTTCCCCAGTGAAAAAGTAGTAAATTCTAAATAATAACAGAGAAAACAACTGAGAGTTCGAGGAACAACAACATGGCGCTAAATCTAGTATCTCCAGGCGTTAAGGTAAGAGAGGTAGACCTAACAGTAGGAAGAATAGATGGAATCAACGATCAAGTTGGAGCTATCGCTGGGCCTTTTGAAAAGGGGCCTGTAAACGAGCCAGTTCTAATTGAAACTGAATCTGATCTTCTGGAAACATTTGGGGCTCCCAAATCTACTGACGGACAATACGAATACTGGATGACTGCATCCGCTTTCTTGTCATACGGTGGTATCCTTAGAGTCTTAAGAACAGACAACCCCACACTATCCAATGCTAACGCACCTGTTGGTGTTGCGATTACCGACCTTTCAATCAAGTCATCTGAAGATTATTACAATAATCGTTCCACAGATACTAGTTGGATGTATGCTTCAAGAAACCCTGGCTCTTGGGCAAACGATCTAAAGGTTTGTACTATTGATGGAAAGGCAGACCAAAGAATTGCAATTGGTACAGAAGGAATGGTTGTTGGATACGCAGTTACAGCGGGATTCTCAACTAGTGTTGCAAACACAGACGGTACTGTTGGAGTTCAAACAGGTTATCTCAAAGGAATTATTACTGGCATCAACGTAGGATCTGTTGATGTTAAGATTGTAAGTAAGCACAACATTACAACAGACGTATGGAGCGCAGTAGATTATGAAGAGGGTTCTTCAACTGCATCTTTCCAAGGTTACGATGTTGGAATCTATAACGATACTATCAATGCAGATTCAACAATCAACCATGCAAATAGACTGAAGATCTTTAACACATCTGGTGTATCTCAGTCTGTTGAAAGAACAAGATTTACTGGTGCAATCGGTATTGGTTCTACAGTAATCAGTTTTGGCCCTGACTTCGATACATTCAAGTCTGCTCCTGGCGACACAGTTAAGTCACTAAACGGAACTTACTCTGGTGCAATTGTTTCTTATGCAACTACTGGTGGTGTTGCTGAGATTATCATGGATACATCTGCAACTGTTGCTTTTGCTAACACAGCATTCGTTGTTGTATCTGCTGCATCTAGTGGAATTTACCTAAGAGAAGGTAATACAATCGTTGATTGGTATGATCAACAGACACTTGGACTTACAAACAGCACAGTCAAGTGGAGTTCAATCGCTCCTAAACCAACTACCACTGAGTATGGTAAGGAAAGAAACGCAAAGAACGACGAGTTCCATGTGGTAGTTGTTGATGATACAGGATCTGTAACTGGTACTTCTGGAAACATCATAGAAAAATGGGGTGGATTATCTAAAGCATCTGATGCTAAGATTTCTCCAAGCACAGG